TGTAATTAAATGTTTTGTTCCTTTCTTTTCCTCGTCAAACGTTTCAACATACTTTTTCCCTCCGTTGAAATGCAAGCGACAAATAGGCTTTCGATTGTTATCATCGAAAAGGATAGCGAAATATGACTGCGCATCCCGATCTACGACCCGATCAAGATCAACGGTATTACAGAGAATAGCTCGCACGATGTAGAATCCCATAAGTTCTTCATCAGTGGTTACTATCTTATTTCCATCTTGCATATCCTCTTCATTTGCAACCGATTTCTCCGTGGAGACATTTGAGGACACCTCGACCGACGGAACGTCAGGCGTAATGGCAGATTTAAGCCTTTCGTTTATATAGTCATTCGTGTACTGTTGAAATGCCCGTTGAATCATCGGACGGAACTCGTCAATGATGTTCTTTGTTACCACTCCGTCATAAACCTGTTTAGTCATAAATTTCACAAATAAATCGGATGGATTACTACTTTCCTTGACAATCAATGACCGAAGCGCATTTATGTACTTCATTTCTGTGGCGGAATTGAGTATCATATACGTATTATACTGGTCATGTCGGAATTGCTTCAACTTCTCAATATGGCTATCCTTTAAGTTAAGCATATCTATCTCAAAGAACGGCTTATCGTCCATTTTGTTAGGAGTGTCCAGATCTGTATAGAACTGATAGTTGATTCCATTCGTTAGTACTCCAAATTTGGCCTGCGATACATGGTAGTAGCGGAATAGTTGCGCCTTGTATTTGCTTAAGTCAGCCGACCAATGTTTACACTCAATTAGCATGATCGGCTCGCCGTCCATACATACGGTATAGTCGATTTTTTCGCCTTTCTTCGTTCCATAGTCGCAAATACATTCGGGTGTAACCTCTTCCGGATTGAAAATATCGTAGCCGAGTGCTTGCAAGAACGGGAGGACAAATGAGGTCTTTGTTGCCTCCTCCGTCTTTACATTGTCTTTGAGTTTGCCGACGCGCTCAGCAAGGATTAGAAGTTCGTCTTTAAAGTCCATAGAGTTGGTTTATTTTGAATTATTATCGTCTATATATTTGAGCACGCGTTGTAGTATTTCTCCGTTTTGACGGATGATTTCTGAATTTTGGGTCAATATTATTTCGTATTGCCGATCTCTTTTCTCGAAAAACGAGATGAATTTTTGATCTTCCATACTTGAAATAGAGGGTTCGCGATTACTATAATATAGTAGTATGTATTTAGCATTTGCTTCACTCGGCTCTACCTTGCCACTTAACCATTGACCTATAATCGATTGGGATAATCCCGTGTCCTGCGATATACGATATGCCGTATAGCCCAATTCTTTAAGTAGGTTTATGGCTTTATGTTTCAAATCTTCATTCATGTCGCGATATTTTTATAATACTACATACATTAGTGTCCCGTTAAAATGGGACGAGTTAAACAATTAATCAAATAGCCCCGGAATAAGGGGATTATTTAGATCTTTGACATCATTGAAATTAGTCTTATCGAACAGGTCACGCAAGTGGGTTTTGTCAGTCAATGATATGCTGAGAATTTGCAAAACTTCATAGGTTGAGCGTTTCAACTTCATATCATGTTGGACAATAGCCACAAGGCAGTATGTGATAATAGCCACACTGATTTGTATGCGAACAGCGTTCTCTGTTGTGCCCCAAAATTTCTTTATCTTGAGATGCTGCTTGAGCCATTTGAAGAACAGCTCGATTAACCATCTTTTCTTATAAAGATTGGCGATATCCAGTGCAGAAAGTTGTTTTGCATTTGTCAAAAAAGTGAACTCACGGTCATCTTCTTCATCGTAATATCGGACGAGTCTGAATGACTCAGGATATTTCTTCTCGGAGAGATAGCCGGTCAGTTTCACTTCCGCATCTGTCATTATATTCTTTGGCATTCTTCGCTTCCATTGGACTGTCTTATACTTTAAATTCGTCTTGGCTCTGACAACAAAGAAAGAGTCTGTAAGATGTATCTTATAGAGTTCTTTAAAGGAATCATAAGCCCTGTCGAAGATATAATAAGCATTTGGTTCATAATGGATTGAAGACAGTAATGTAGAATCATGCTTTGATGCAGTGGTTACGGTATAGAAGGCAGGAACTTGTGCTTCAATGTCATATAAGACATGAGCCTTAACTCCTCCTTTCTTGTTTCGGAACTTTGCCCATGGGAATGTTGCAAGACATAACGGAATCGTTGTTGAATCAAACGCATATTTCTTTCCGGAAATGTCAAGGATGTTGGTCGTCCGCTTCTCGCAGGCTTCCTTCATCATATAGAATGCAAATTCTTCAAAAATTCTATAATCACGGTTCCGGTTGGCTGTCGCAAGAGTTGTCTTGGCTATCGGTTCACGACCTAACCCAAGATGATATTGCTTGGCCCTATGCGCCTCGAAAGCAACGATTAAGTCTCGCAGGCTCTCACGGTTACTCAGTTGTCCAAACATCATCGCGAGCATCTGATTCCAGCAAGTGAAATGTTTCACATATCGGTTGCCACCATACTTGCGAACATAGTTGTTAAACTGAGTCCTGTTCAGAAAAGCGGTTAATTGAGAGAATACGTATTTGTCTTGGAACATAGCAGCCATTTGTATTAGACTGCAAAGTTGCAAAATCAAGTCCGTTTCATTTCAAAAAACCGTGTAATTGACTATATTTCAATAATTTCAAAGAACTATTTATCCACTTTTACGGGACAGTAGTGTACTACATATAAGTATAAATATTTCCAATATAGAATACTTTGATATTTTATTGTTGTGCTAAAATATTTTAGTATATTTGCATTGTAATTCAATTATTGTATGACAAATTTAATTACAAATAGCGAAAAATCAAGAGGTAACAATGCTGTAGCATTGCTTTTACCCTTCGAACGGTATGTTCAAAGTATCACTAACCTTGAAGAACGCAAGCGACTTTGTGATACTTGCAAGCAGGCTATCGGTATTCGAAGCGACACTCAATTATGGAACTACCGCGTAGGCAACGTCCGGCCTGATATACTGAAGCGACGAGAACTTGCCAAGATCATCCGCCGTCATTCGGGCGACAACAGCTGGACAGCGGACAATCTCTTCCCGGGGGAGTTTTACAACAGATAGATAATATGAAACGCATTAAAAGATTTCACAAGACGAAGTGTGCGGCAGAACGATATATCGCAACACTCGGTACTGATGCCCGATTTTATCATGCGTATAAATGTACGAGCGGCAGTTATTGGGTCGGGACGGAATTAGAATGGTTGAATCGGTACTAATACATCATATGCAAACGATCCGCAATATAGAGTTTTTCAACGATCCCGAGGGAGGGGTAATGGTACGCGATACCGAAGGCGTCCATACTTACCAGCCCGAAGACAAGATGCTGACAGGGGCATTGTTTACCCGCATCGAGACCGAATATCCGAAAGCATTCAAGGCTCTCGCCGAGATTTACCGCAAGAGCCGTGCAAACGTGAACTACTACCGGTTCCTGATCTGCCACCGTTTTATTCGCTGCAATTTCGGACGGTTGGACAACAGGCAGGACATCGACGGGATGGGGCGCTTCACCTTCGAGGATGTGAGTTGTCCGATCAAAGGCGAATGCAAGTATGCCGGCATTATATGTAGCCCCGATTTCGATACCCGATTGACCGAGCGGCAGAAGGAAGTGATGAAACTCTATATGGAGGGGATGGGCGATGAAGAGATCGCGGATATGCTTTACATATCGCCCGAGACGGTGCGCACAACGAAGCGCGACGCCTTCCGTAAGGCCGAGGTACATTCGTTGGCTGAGTTCGCAATCCAATACAAGGATAAGTTATGAAAACTCCGTGGCGATGGTGGCGGGAACGCCAAGCGACCGAGAAAACATGCAAACACTTGGCGCTCATGACGGAAGATATTACAAATATCACAGACCGGCTGGTGGCGTTCGTGTGGGAAGATATTGAAAAGATCATAGACCAAATGTCGGAGGATTTGCTCCGGCCGATTGAAAGTATTAAACCAATAAAAAAGAATGTGCTGAAAGATTTACTTAGCTGCGAAGGCCGGAGGTTCCGGTGTAAGATTGATGGTACTCTTGCCACAGGGATAATTCGAGTGGTAGATGAATGTGTGTATTTATGCCAAAATGAAAAAAATGGGTCTCACAGCATCGACAAAAAAGGATATAAATATGCATGGTGTGTTTACTCTGGAACCGAAGCAGATTTTGCTCATCCCAATGTCAGGGTCACCGATTTCCGGTTTATTCCTATAACCGCCGAAGAGATCGAAGCCTACAAGGATTGGCAGGTGGGGGATCGACTCAGAAAAAAAGACGGATCATCCCGAACTATAGAGGTTATCTTCCGCTTCGGAGAACTCATAGTGGGCAAATTTATCGATACAAGGAGAGCTTTAACTAACTACACCTGCGATGAGCTATACGAGGATGGTTTCCGCCTCATCGTCGATCCTGCTCCTGAGGAGGAGATTGTCGAGGTGACGATGGACGAGATCGCCAAGTTGAAGGGCGTGCCCGTTGAGCGGCTGCGAATGAAGAAGGAGGACAAATAACGACAAAGAGTGCGTGGTAGAATGGTATTACGAATCGATTAGTGGTAAAGACCAAGTGTACTCACGATGCGCTTAATGGACAGTACACCCTGAAGAGCGCAGATGTTCAAACAGAAGCTAACCGATTGAAAGGCATTCCAGACGTGGAATGTTTGCCAGTTCGAATCTGGCCGCACTCCCTAATCAATATAAAGCATTATGAACGAGCCAATTATTATTACCACTCCCGCAGAATTGCGCTCTATTGTCGCTGACGAAGTGGCGGCGATTCTGCCGAAGCTCGCCGATTTCAGGCGTAAGAATGAACCGGTAGAAATCGACAATTTGTCGGTTGAAGAAGCCGTGCGGTTTATTGCGGAGCAAGGTATCCCGACCACCCGTTCGACGATTTATAATTGGGTTTTTCTAAAAAAGATCCCATTTAAGAAAATTGGACGCCGCACGGTGTTTTCCAAAAAGGAGCTTCTTGCTTGGATCGAATCCCGTACGACTTTGCCGGAGGACAGACGGGCCGTTGCAGCTGCGCGTATCGCCGAAAGTGCTAACTGCAAATAAAATGACAGATAGGCTACTACCGAACCAGTGACTAATATGTACTTCTATGCTGTACTGGTCGGCCCTGGTAGTGGATCAACCGAGCACTATCCGCGCCCAAGTTCTTTCATTCGAGTAAAGTTAAGAGTTGAGATTAGTTGAGTTTGCCATTTCCGGGCGCGGATTTTCAAAGTCCGTATCGGGTTGAATGTCCCGATGCGGGCACCAAAGGACGGCACGAAAGCCGTAGGGGTCCTAACCTGCCATAAACCCCGGCCGCAAGGTAGAAAGGTTTGAACGAATAAGCGGTTCATTGAAATACGAGAACCATCCGAAGGGATGTAAAACCCGGCGAGCGACTTGGCGCAGAAGGGCGGATATTAGGCCGATCAATACCAAAAAGCAGGCGACGATCCGGAGCAATTCGGGGAGCCGGTAGCGATATACCCTGCGATTCAGTCGTGGTCTTCGATGACGACAGGGTGCAAATTTTAATCAAAACAATTTACGTGCAATGTCAAACAAAGTATTTACCCCAGAGAACATTTCCAAATTAAAACAGAACGAGGTCTTTGTATTCGGCAGTAATAAGGCCGGTAACCACGTTGGCGGCGCAGCTCGTGTCGCGGTCGAGAAGTTCGGCGCGATCATGGGGCACGGCGAGGGCTTACAGGGCCAGTCCTACGCTATCCCTACGCTCGATGAACAGATGGACAAGGTGTCTACCGAGGAATTGACGCGATCGGTACGGAGATTCGCAGACTATACACGGTACAATACCGATAAGGTTTTCTATGTAACCAAGATCGGATGCGGCATCGCTGGATTCTCGGTCGAAGAGATTGTGGAAGTATTCAAAAGCGTCTCGTTCGGCGATAACGTGGTGCTTCCGCAAGAGTTCGGCGAAGAAAAACATATCGATGGATTTAAAGGGTTCAATGCAGATATGACCTGCCTGGGCTTCAAATTCGAGGAGGGCAAGACTTACGAAGAGGATGTTGAGTTGAAAGTTTGTAATCGAGGCTTTCATTTCTGCGAATCACCGTTCTCTGTCCTTAGCTATCGTGATATGCTGGATAATGAATGCAAGTTCATCCCTGTGCATCATGTAACAGCTTTGGGGCGATGTCATTCCGACTCGGATAAAACGGCGACGACAAAGATTCACATCGGGGCAAAACTCGATTTCAAAGGATTCATTAAAGCTGGTATAGATTTCATTTACGAGAAGTGCATCAAAGAGGGTCCGACCGACAATGTTAATTCGGGCTACGGCGCACAGATCGGCTCCTCGGGCGACCTCGCAAAGATCGGCTCCTCGGGCTACCTCGCACAGATCGGCTCCTCGGGCGACCTCGCAAAGATCGGCTCCTCGGGCTACCTCGCACAG